AGGAACATTTGACCCTGACAATGATACAATTTATGAAAATGGTGGTTCTGCTCAAGCAGTTGGATTAACCACATCACTACAAGCAGATGTTGGCGGTCCATTCCCAGAAATCACACATGCATCAGAATCTACAGCTAGTGATATTAATGTTACTATTACAAGAACAGCTGCTGGAGCCGAATATAATTTACAATATGAAGCAAACAGTCTTATAAATGCTGATGTAAACAGTGCGGCGGCTATTGCACAAAGTAAACTTGCAATGAACACAGCAGGCACTAGAGCAAATGCTGCTGGCATAACACAAGCAGACTTAGGTGTAGCAACATTTAAGAATACTGAATTTACACACACCAGTGGTTTTGTAGAACTACAAACAAGCTCAAGCACATCAACAGGTATTGCACCTGGTAAACTACAACATCAGGCAACAGACACTGTGCTAGGTAGAAGTGCTGCTGGTGATGGTGCTGTAAGTGCAATTAGTTTTGACACAGTTCTTGATGAAGGTGGCGCACTACGAGATAGTGAATTTGGTGCATTTGGTGCTAGTGGCGACGAAGTATTAATTAGAACAGCGGCGGCAACATACGATACTATTGAAGTTACAACAAGTGGCGAGAACAGCAAAATTGTTAAGACACTAAGTGATGGTGCTATTAGAGCAACAGGACTTGTGTTGGGTGGTTCTGATAGTTATGAAGTTGCAACAACTACAGGATCAGGAACAACACTAACAGTCAAAACACCAGGTCAAGCAGTGGTATTTAATGCTACTGGTACAACCAGTGCAAGTTTAGTCACTAAGTTCCCAGGAAGTATTGACATAGGTGATACTACACAAACTACCGAAAGTAATTTCCAGGGTTCATCATCTTATGCAAGCGAAGGATTTGTATCAACTGATTGGGTTTACACAAACTTTATTGAAGCTATATCTGAAAGAGATGCTGCAAGCACAGGTATTGCACTAGGTGAAACAGGTGCATTTGCTGAAGATGCTGCAGATGTAATTGCATTCGTTACTGGTGGTAATGTTGAAGCAAGAGTTACAACTACTGGAATAGAAACTGATGCTATTCAAAGTTTAACTTCAAATACCGATCTTGCTCTAAGCGGTAATGGAACAGGAAATGTTAATATCACTGACAGTTTAGATGTTGATACAATTACAGCATACAGTGGTACAAACACAAACCTTACACTAGCAGGTAAAGGTTCAGGTGTTGTTAGCGTTAGTACTGGATTAACTGTAGCTGGAACCACTACCCTAAATGGAAATTTAGATATTGGTAATGCTACAACAGACACTGTAACATTTACAGCAAGACTTGATAGTAATATTGAACCAGATAGCACAGCAAACAATAGAAACTTAGGTGCTAGTGGTAGACAGTTTAATACAGTGTATGCAAGTGTATTTGAAGGCACAGCAACATCAGCACAATATGCTGACTTGGCAGAGAATTACTTGGCAGATACAGGTTACGAGCCAGGAACTGTACTAGTGTTCGGTGGTGATGCAGAGGTTACAACTACAAATACAAAAGGCAATACCAGAGTTGCTGGCGTAGTATCGACTAATCCTGCACACTTAATGAATTCAAATCTAGAAGGTGAACATGTAGCAGCAATAGCACTGCAAGGTCGTGTTCCGTGTAAAGCACTAGGTCGTGTAGCCAAAGGTGACATGCTAGTTACAAGTGCCATACCGGGTTATGCTATAGTTAATAACACTCCGGGAGTCGGTAGTGTTATAGGTAAAGCAGTTGGCGATAAACTCGATGACGGCAAAGGCACTGTTGAAGTTGTAGTAGGGAGAGTATAATGGCTAAGAAAATTGTAAACATTGGTACAAGTGCAAACAAAGGAGACGGAGATCCTTTACGCACAGCATTTGATAAAATCAATGATAACTTTGATGAACTATATGCGGCAACTACACTAGACTTAGACAGTATAGGTTCTAACATGATCCCTACTACTGACGGTGCTTATGCACTAGGTAGTGCAAGTAAACAGTGGAGCGACTTGTATGTAAAAGATTTTATCTATCTAGGCAACGCTAGATTACAATCTGATGTGCAAGGAAATCTTGTAATAAATGGTGCTAGTATTAAAGTAGATGGTGATGTTAGTGGTAGTATTTTTGCAGATGATAGCACTTTACTTGTAGATGCAATAAATGGTAAAATTGTTGGTCCGGTCGAGGCTAACGTCACTGGTAATTTAACTGGCAATGTAACAGGAAATGTGACAGGAAATGTAACTGGTAATCTAACAGGAAATGTAGCAGGCAATACAACCGGTTATCACACAGGAGATGTAACTGGTAGTGTGTTTGCTGATGACTCAACTGTAATAGTTGATGGCATAACTGGGGCAGTAACACCTTCTGAATTTAAGCCACCAATGCTTACACAAGCACAAATAGATGCACTAACACCTGTAGAAGGACTAATGGTGTACAACACAACAACTGGTAAGTTCCAAGGTTATGCTGCAGATGCTAATAATGATAGCACAACTGGTTGGGCAGATTTACACTAAATATAGATAATAGGAAAACAAAATGGCAGTAAGATATCCACTAATTATAGACGCAACTGACAATAATAAAATTAAAGAGATACCTCTCAATGACAGTTTAAACCTTAGCACAAACAGTATTGTTAATGCTGTTAATATAACTGCTAGTGGAACGCTTACTGTTGCAAGTCTAGTAGTTGATAGTTCAAGTGTAACAATTAACGGTACTGCACTTGGCAGTGTTGCAATCTCAAACAGTTATACTGATCTTGATAACAAGCCTAGTTTGTTTGACGGGCAATATAGTTCACTAACAGGTAGACCAACTATTCCAACAACTACCGCAACTCTTGCAGATGTAGGAAGTACTTCACCAACAAATGGTCAAGCACTTATATATAATTCAGCATTAGGCAGATATGAACCAAGTGATGTAGCAGATGTTTCGATAGACTTAACTAGTCAATCAATTGGAGAACTTGGCGATGTTATTAATACTTCACCTGTTTTAAACCAAACATTAAAATGGAACGGTGGAGCATTTGTAAATGGTAGTGTAGATTTTACAGAACTCACTGGTACAAGTTCTGTTGTATCGCAAGGTGATACATTTACAGGATCAGTAGTAGGAAATACAATAGGTTATCACACAGGTGATATAACAGGTAGTGTTTTTGCAGACGATTCAACGCTTTTAATTGATGCTGTAAACGGTGAGATTCCTGGATATGTAAAAATTACAGATTTGAAAACGGCACTGCAGGATGGCGCTGGTGATTATGCAGCATTTAAAGCATGGGTACTAGCAAACTTATAACGGAGATATAAATGGCAATACAATCAATTAACATAGGTAGCATAGCAAACGACGGAACAGGCGATGATCTTCGTGAAGCATTTAATAAAGTAAATGCAAACTTTACAGATTTAGATTCTAAACTATCAATAGCAGAAGGTTCAGAAGGTGAAAACTTAGGACTAGGCGAAGGTGTTTTTGCACAAAAGAGTGATAATACACTACAGTTTAGAAGTATTGTTGCAGGTTCAAACATTAGTTTAAGTGGCGGTGGTAATAGTATTACTATCAGCGGCGATGCTGCAATGAAACAATTAATTGTTGTAAGTGACAGCGGAAGTGTTGTGTTAGGCACAGGAAATCAAACACTTCGTATACAAGGCGGTGTAGGTGTTAGCACACGAGTAACAAGTGAAGATGTGTTTATTGATGTCGACGGACAGGATTTAATTGAAACAGACACTACACCTGTACTAGGTGGAACACTTGATGCAAATGCGTTTAATATTATAAATGCAAATAGTATTACTGCACAGTCATTTGTGGGTAATTTAACAGGGTTAGTAAACAATATAGATGTTAGTCGACTAGATCCTTTCTTAAACGGTTTTGATTTTAATACTATACTAAGGTCTGCAGATAGTTTTTATGAATGGCTAGTATATAATCAAGATGTCGATTTTGGAACATTTGTTTTACCTGAAGATACAGAAGTTGACCTTGGAGCTATTGCTTAACTCCGATAAATACAATACAAGGAGTATTGAATGGCCGATTTTTGGACTATACCATCTGACAAAACAATAGCAACTATTGAGGAACGCAAAACTGTAAGACTCAATTTACCTATTAATGGCCGTTACTTACCTTTAGACACAAGCGGAATGACTATCACAGTTATATCTGGAACCATACCAAGAGGTATGAGATTACAAGGATATGAAATAACAGGTACACCGTTTGAAGTTGTTCGCGACACTAAATATGAATTTGTTGTAAGGGCAACACTAAATGGAGTTGTGTCAGATAGAACATTTAATGTTATTGTTACCGGAGCAGATGATCCGGTTTGGCTTACAGCAGAAGGCAGCCTTCCTATCGGTACAAATGACACATTTTTTATTATAGATAGCGCACCTTTAGATTTTCAATTACTAGCAACTGATCCAGATATTTCAGCTGGAGACAATTTAGAGTATTTCCTTTATGCTGGTGAGATACCTCCTGGTATACAATTAACAGTAGATGGCAGATTAGTTGGTGTTGTAGAACCAATACTTGCACTAGAAAAGCCTGCAGGGAATGGCAACTTTGATAGTAACAATTATGGAAGGTTTCCATATGATTTTGGTGTTAGATCCGGTAATGGGTTTGACAGTTATTTTTATGATCTTGGAACTTATGACTTATCAACACCCACAGCAAGCCCAAAAAAATTAAATAGATACTATGAATTTACTGTAAGAGTATCTGACGGAGATAGTTTTAAAGACAGGACATTTAAAGTTTATGTTGTAGGCGATGATTTTTTGAGAGCAGACAACACTATAATGCAAGTTGCAAACGGTATCTTTACAGCAGATGTTACTAATGTCAGAAACCCAATTTGGTTAACTCCATCTGCCTTTGGATTTCGCAGAGCCAATAACTATGTAACACTATATCTAGATGTAATTGATCCAAATCCCGATACAGGTTTTATTGAATACTCACTTCAGCCATTAAATGATGATGGATCTGCAAGCACACTGCCGCCTGGTTTAGAACTAGATACAACAAGTGGTGAACTTGCTGGCAGAGTACCTTATCAGCCTGCAATAACTATAGAATATAAATTTACTGTTCGTGCTACAAGAAATGAAGCAAACAGTAATGACACTCCATTTAAAGATAAAACATTTACTGTTAAACTACTTGGAGAAATTGATAGTGTTATTACTTGGAACACTTCTACTAATTTAGGACTTATAAGTAGTAACTATATAAGCACACTATCAGTTAGTGCTACTACTACTGTTCCTAATGCTAATTTACTTTATGTGTTAGAAAGTGGAACTCTGCCTCCCGGACTAAGATTAGGGGCAGACGGTGAGATTATAGGAAAAATCAATAGCTTTGGTACAGCAGATAATCCAGGACTTACAGTATTCGATAGTCAAAATTTAATCATAGACGGCAATACAACTAGCATCGATAGAGAATACACTTTTACTATCAGCGTAAGAGACCATTACGGATTTAGTAAAATTGAAAGGACATTTACTTTAACAGTCGGTGATCCAGACGATAAACTATATAGTAATCTATATGTTAGGCCTTTATTAAAACAGTCTCAAAGAGATACACTTACCGAAATTATTACAAATCAAAATATATTTGATAATGATAAAATATACAGACCAAATGATCCTAACTTTGGTTTACAAAAGCAACTACAAATGCTTATATTTTCAGGTATCGAAACAAAGGCAGTTGAGTACTATGTGTCAGCTGCAGCTAGAAACCATATAAGAAAACGCTATAAGTTAGGTGAAGTAAAAACTGCTATTGCAAAAAATCCAGGTAGTAGCAAAACTGTTTATGAAGTAGTATATGTAGAAGTAATCGATCCTGCTGAAAGTACATCAGGTGCAAAGACTCGTACAAAATTTACTATAAGGAATAAAACTGATCTTAGTGTAGATAGTGAACTGTACACTTCAGACGGTTATACAGTTCCAGGAGAATCAATTGATTTATACGACCCCGATGTTATTGAATTGGGCACAAGACGCTTTAGTAATGTAAGAGTACAACTTCTGCCAAATCTAACAGTATTTTCAAGAGATGGATCAAGATTAGTAATACCAACTAGTGACGGATTCAATGTAGGAATTAGAGGAGAACTTGACGCTGTTGTAGAACTTGATACCGGAACATTTGAATCATTTAGATTCAGACCGGTGCCTGAAAACACAACAAAGGTAGATTCTAACGCAATAACTATTGACGGTGCAGATGATAAAACTAGATATATTTCTAACATAAGAAATATGAGAGATAGGATACGCGAAGTAGGTGAAACAGAAATAAACTTTTTACCTTTGTGGATGCGTACTGCCCAACCTGGAAACATTGCTAATTTAGGGTTTGTGAATGCAATACCATTATGTTATACAAAACCTGGCCAAAGCGAAAGCATAAAAGTAGCTATTAAAAATGCAGGAATTAATTTTAACCAGTTTGATTATGATATTGACAGATATGTTATAGATAGTACAGAAGGTGTATCAGATGAAAAATATATCATGTTCGCAAATTATAAATTCAACATATAAAAGACATAAATATTAACGGAGAAATAAAAAATGGCTATTACTATAGACACAAGTGCAATAAGCGGAATTGATGAACTATATCCTGTCGCAGGACAAGATAACGATTCGCAAGGATTTAGAGATAATTTTAATACTATCAAAACACAGTTAAATGCAGCTGCTACAGACTTATCAGCATTAGATACTAATACTGCAAAGTTAAATGTCAATAATGACTTTAACGGTAATAACATTACTGAAGCAAACTTCATTGCTAACACAGAAGAAGTTAATAACATTGGCAATGTAACTGCTAGTCAGAATATTAACTGGGATGAAGGAAATTATCAAACAATTCAAGCAGGTGCAGACATTACACTGACTTTAACTAATTGGCCAGCGACAGGCAAAATGGGTCGCCTACGAATGGTATGTACCGGTGACGGTACACCAAGAGAAATAACTTGGGCCGCAGGTGGTGGTGGATCCATTAAAAAAGATAATAATTTTCCTGTATCATTTGATGTTCAAAGCGCCACTGATCCACTAATTGTTGACTTTTGGACTAGCAATGCAGGGTTAACAGTATACGCAAAATATGTAGGCGAATTTACATAAAATGAATCATCCGCTAATAGAAAATTATCGAGATCTTTCTGATGTTGATCTCCAAGAAAGAATATCAAATCTTTCAACCAAATATTGGCAAACGCAAAATCCAGATGTAAGATCACAAATGATGCTTATTTTAGACGAGCTGAAAGAAGAATTTAGAAGTAGAAACCAAAAAAATCTGCAAAATAATTCTGAAGATGGTAATAAAGATCTTGACAGTTTAATCAATATCAGTTAAACTATATACATGCTTATGAAAACAGACTCTCTAGGAATACCACGATTTAGTAACCGCGATCTTATCGATATGATCTATACAGGTCATGCGGACAAAGTCCATGTAGTATTATGTGATGCAAACGACGATGTAGACCGGTTCAATGCCGCTATGGAAGAACAAGGCCTTAGCAAACTACAAAAGTATATCCCATTAGATGTAGATCAACAGACTTTTGACGGTGTATGTCAAAGTGAATGGTTCATGCCTGATGAATATAAAGAGATTAATCCAAATAAATGGTTAGAAGCAAAACTAATGGAAAAACTACAAATACAAGATCCTGTGGCTTTGCGTGATACACAAGAATGGATCCGTGTAACCGAAGAACTTACAGAATACTTTGGTCGTGGTATGTATCCATTATTACAGTA